GGTGTTGCGCGGCTCGCTGGCGTAGAGCGGTTGGAAATCCAGTCCCGAGGCGGCGAACTGGTCGCAGGCGTAGCTGGTGCGGATCACCGCGAGGAACGTCGCGGCGTTGTTGGCGGCCGAGGCACCGTAGAAATCGAGCTGGCACGTCCACTTCGTCGGGTTGGCGAAGCTCTGCACCGCGGTCATCGGGTCGTAGCTGGAGCGCGTGGTCGAGAGCGACGACAGCAGCATCGGCGTCATCTCGATGAAGTCGCCCGTCGGCATGGCGACCCGGTTCGTCTGGCCCTGTACCACCTCACCAGCGAACGCGGACAACAAAAAACCGCGCAAGGCGGTCAGGAGGTCGTCGTCGGTGATGGAGATCGACAGCGTCACAGCACCACCTGCAGGCACAGGATCACGCGGCACCAGTCCGGCCATTGCTCCGGTACCGCCACCACCAGCCAGGTCTGGCCGTTGAACACGAACTTGTCGCCACCCTTGGCGGTGCCGCGGTCGATGCCGTAGATCTGGCCGCTCAAGTAAACCGAGCAGAGCTGCCCCTGCAGGTTCAGGCCATCCACGTGCTGCAGGTCCTTGAAGCTCAGTTCCTGTTTCTGGATCGACAGCGGCACCGGTGCGGCGAAGCTCGGCACCTGCTTGCCGCTGGGCGACGTGGTGTAGCCGGTGGACTGAATGGCCTGCGCGGCAATGAACGGGTTCACGGTAGCGATCGCGCCGCTGACAATCCCGTGAAGATTCATGAGCCAGTGACCTCGTAGTCAGCGCTGTTGACCATGTGACTGGTCTCGATCAGCTGCTTGTCGTTGCCCTTGCGGGCGATCGTGGAGCGCGCCAGCGGCACCTCGTCGAAGTCACGAATGGACTGCTGCAGCTGGCCCTTGATGCCCTCACCCATGCGCGCCAGTGTGGCGTTCGCATCGTAGTCGGTGGCCTTCAGGTTCTTGGCCATCGCCTCACCCCATCGCGAGGACTTCGCCTCGATCATGTGGCGGAAGTACGGCCGCGCCGGGATCGTGACGGTGTGCTCCGGAACGTCGTGGGTGGTGGCGAAGTTGGACAGACCCTGTTTCACGAACCGGCCGTTCTTCATGAAATCGCCGGACTTGTCGATCTTCCGGAAGATGGTGGTCTGGTGCGCCTCGACCTTGACCGTCGCGCCGAACTCCTGGATGGCGGCGATCTGTGCCGTCGGCGTGCCGTCCGGGTACGTCGACCCTTCCAGGAACCCAAGGCGCAGCTCCTCGCCCTGCCCGAGTCCCCTGCGGATCTCCTCGAGACGCCGCTTCAGGCCGTCGCCGCCGGTCATGCCGATGACTGCCATCAGTGGATCCTCGGATAGCCGAAGCCAGCGCCCGGATACGAACGCCCCGGCACGTACTGCATCGTCCGGTAGCGCGCCGTGGCCTGCCAGAACGACGCGCCGTACTTCGTCTGCAGGAACCACGCCGCGGTGAACGGCACCACACCCATGTCCGTGCCGACCGACACCGAGCCTTCCGTGGCGGTGTTGACGCGGCCGACCAGCGGCGACGCGGGCTGACCGTTGGCGCCGGCATTGAGCATGGCGATGTGGGCCACCAGCATGTTCAGCAGCACGCCGCGCTGGGCGACGTCCTGCACGCGGCTGTCCTCGGTGTTGGCCAGGTAGATCGTCGCCTCGTCGAAGTACGCCTGCAGCAGCGTATCGCTGACGCTGGCGAACTCCGGGTACCGGACCTTGAAGGCCGCCGGATCGAAGACGACGATACCCGTGGCCATCAGTCTTCCTCGGACGCCGGCTTGCCTTCGTACGAATCGGCCTTGACGCCTGCTGCCGGCTTGTCGAGAGCCAGCGGCTCAAGGCCGGACGTGATCTCTTCCTGCTCTTTCGCCTGGCTGACGGCCGAGCGCTCGTTGGCCTGCTCGAAGATCAGGCCATCCTTCAGCGGCGTGAAGGTGGCGTATTCGGCCTTCCACGCGTCGAAGAAGTCCTTGTCCACCGGGGTGAGGCCGTAGCCGCCGATAATGCGCGAGCTGTTGGCGCCGTTGAGGGTGACCGACTTGCCGCCGGTCTTGATGATCAGGCCGTGCGGCAGCTTGCAGCCGACGATAACGTTTGCCATGGGAGGTACCTCGGAAAAAGAAGCGCCCGCATTGCTGCGGGCACAAAAAAGCCGCTCGACGCGGCTTCGGGGAGGTGTTGCTTGGCGGCTGGCGTCAGATGCCGTACATCGACGCGATCGCCACCGGGCGACGGATGATGGCGCCCCACGAGCCCGCGGACTTCTTCTGCTGGAAGCTGGACAGCTTCACCAGCACCGGGTGCGCCCGCAGTTTCTCGGTGAAGCTGACGAAGGCCGTCTTCTGACCGTCGACCTCATCCACGATCAACTGCATCAGCTCGGTGGTGCCGGTACCGGCCGCCGAATACTCCACCGCCGACACCACCCGCAGGTTCGGGAAGTTCTTCTTCAGCTGGTCGCTGACGTTGACGTTGTACTGGTTCGTCTTGGTCAGGTTGACCTCGCTCTCCGGCGACAGCCCTAGCGTCATCGGCGTGTCGCGATCGACCAGTCCCTTCATCTGGGTCACCAGCTGGCCATACAGCGCGCGGATGTCGTCGTAGACACCCTGTCCATCCTTCAGGGCCCAGGTGGTGCCGGTCGAGGGCGCCACCGGCGCGAGTGGCGTGATGCCGGCCGGAAGCGACGGGTCATTCAGCAGGCCGTAGTTCTGCAGGCCGGCGACGCCGAAGAAGGCGATCTTGTTCGCCGCCTTGTTGATGGTCAGCACCGAGGCGATGTTGAGGTTCTGGGCGAAGTCGATCCGCGCCTCGCCGGCCATCTCCATCTCGCGCTCACCCCAGCGGGTGACGGTCTGGAAGTGGTACGACTGACGCGGCACCCAGTTCACGTTCGCCGAGGACTGGCCGTTGTTGCTGTAGTCGCCGTAGCTCGACACTTCGCCGGTCGACTCCACCACCTGGAACTGCGCGGTCAGCGTGGTCCAGTCACCCTTCTTGGCCTCGCCGATGATCTCGGTGGCCTTCATGGGAGCCACGAGGACCCGGACCACTTCCGGATCCATGTAGTTGGCCAGGAACGCCGGGATGCCGGCATTGCTGACGGTGATCAGGCCCGGCTGCGCATCCATGGCCAGGTTGATGTCGTGGGCGAACTGCGGGTTCGTGTAGCCCCGGAAGTCACCCAGTTCGATGCCGCGTGCACGCAGCTCGCGGATTTCCTGCTGCAAGTTGAGAGTCATGGCATCAGTTCCAGGTGGTGATCTTGACGAGCTCGTTGGCGGCGGCGGCGCTGCCCACGAACCATTTGGTTTCGGTGTAGCCGGCGATCGTCGCGCCCGCCGCGCCGGTCTTGACCGTGCCGTCGGTGTTGGAAGCGAACACCTTCTGCCCGACGGTGGCGACGGTCAGGGTCTTGGCCCAGAAGTCGCCCGCGGACATCAGCGTCACCGGTTGGCCGACCGGGATGTTCATCGACGCCTCGGCCAGCCAGGTCACGATCAGCGCCTGCATGTCGCGGTGGATGAAGCCGGTCGGGGCGCCGCTGCCGGCGTTGGTCACCAGGCCGTTGGCATCGGCCCAGCCGAACAGGCCGACATTGGCGCCAGCGGCACCGGCGACGAACGCGCCGGGACCGGCCAGGACACTGGCGTTCGGGTTGGCGGAGGCGAAATCACCAGCGACCGCAGGGGCCGGAGTGATGTTGACTTGAGTCTGGAAAGGCATGGCTTAGGCCCTCACGAGCTTGGTGGCGTTGGGGAAGCGGGCAGCAAAATCGCTCGCATGGGAGGCGTCCATCGCGACGCGCGGCGCCGGGGCGGCCTTGCGTTCCTTGGCCATGCTGACCAGGGTCGGCAGGGCGGACGCGTGCACGCCCTTGTTCTCGATGCCGACGGAGTCGAGCGCGAAGCGGTAGATCTCTTCGGCCGAGTCCATGGCGACCACGGCACCGACCAGCGGCTGCACGTCCTGCTCGGCCTGACGGATGGCGCGGAACTCGCTCAGGGCACTGGTGCGGGCGTTGTCGGCGGCCAGACGAATGGCGGCGTCGTTGGCCTTCTTGCCGTCCGCATCCGCCTTCTTCCGGGCCTCTTCATCTTCCTCGTCCTTGGCTGCCTTGGCGTCGGCCTCTTCCTTTTCCTTCTTCTCGCGCGCCGCCTTTTCCTCGGCGGTCTCGTCGTCTTCGTCCTTGGCCTTCTTGTCGTCCGGATCCTCTTCGGCCTCATCGCATGCCAGCTGCAGCACGCGGGTCAGCGCCTCGACGTCGATGTCGACCTTGCCGGCGAAGACCGACTTGGCATCCATCGCCAGGAACTCGGGCTTCTTGTTGCCGCGCACGATGGCGCGGAGCTGGGGAATGGCGCCGTCCTGAGCCAGAAGCGGCCGCAGGTAAGCGCCAAGGGCCGCGCGCATGGCGACCGACTTGTGGCTCAATTTCATGGATGTGAACTCCAGTGGTTGTGAATCGCCGACAATGACGTCAGCACCTGCGCGCCCGGCCTCGACCAGGGCGACGTGATTCCCGACGATGTCCGTCATGCGCCCGTCGTACGGGACGCCTTCGTAATCGCCAGGTGTCATGTCGGCCACGTAGCGATACGAGGACGACAGCTCTCTTTGCTCGCCGGTCTCGATGCCGGCGATCGCGCTCGCGTCCCAGACGGTCAGCGAGTTCTTGAGGTAGGGCGGATCGAACACCGCATCGTTGCCGAGGCAGCCGACCACGTCGTATTTCTGCGCGTCCGCGGCACTGACGGCGATGTGCCGCTGCATCAGCTGGATGCCGTTGAACGTCGGCGCCGCCTTGGCTAGCTCCACGGGGTCGCGCAGCAGCATGTAGACCTTGCCTGGGTCCAGGTCCAGCGCTTCGCTGTTCGGGATCTCGCGGCCGTAGTACGGGCAGACGTTCGCCTTGCTGATCGGCGAGACCTCGACGTGCATACGGCCGTCGACGTCCATCCGGCGCACGGTGGCGCGATCCAGCGCGAGCCGGTCAGTCTTCATCGGTTGATTCCTCATGGTCAGTCGAACCCGGGCAGCACCGGCGTCCATCCGCAGCGGCAGTTCGGGTCTTCGCCCGGCATCACGTGCCGGCCTTCCTTCGGCATCCACATCCCCTCGGCGAGCTTGAAGCGCTTGCCGTCGGCGGCCAGGTGTTCCGGGCGGGGATGCTTGCCGCCGTGCGAGTGGCGCCACGTGCCCTCGGTGATGCCGATGTCTTGCTGTCGCGCGGCCTGCAGGGTGCTGGACGCCTTGTTGTTCTGGTCGCGCGCGATGAACGCCGCGCGGCGCTGGGTGATGCCGTACCGCTTCTTCAGTTCGGCGGTCAGGCTGCCGAGATCCCGGCCGCGCGCCACCGACCGCATCACCAGCCCCTCGACCTCGGTCAGGTGCTGCGAGGCGATGGACTTGATCAGGCCGACCTGTTCGCCGATCACCGCCTGGTAGGCGTCGTTCATCGGCGCCGACATGGTGAACTTCACCGTAAAGCCCTGATTCTGCAGCCCCGATTTCAGCGCGGTATCGGAGTGCAGTAGTACCTTCTCGGCCAGTCGCTTCGAGAGCGTCACGGCCAGCTCGTCGAAGCTCTTCTGCCAGCGCCGGCCCAGCCGGGCCAGTGCGGCACGCATGGCCGATGCCGGGCTGTCGTCCCGCGCCAGCACCTCGCCCTTGTACTCGGCGGTCAGCCAGTACACGAACGACTTGTGCATCTCCGCGACGGCCTTCTCCAGCTTCTGGCGGTACCAGGCGTGGATGCCGGCATTGCCGCGCACGACGGGGAGCTGCGGCGCATCCTTCGGGCGCGTGACTTGGCGCAAGGTGGCCACGGCCTACTTCTCCACGCCCTGAGTGTCCGCACCCTCCTCGCCATCGCCTTCCTCTTCCTCGCTGTCGTCGTCGTCCAGGTCGTCGTTCAAGACCAGTGAGTTGTAGGCGCCGTCAGGGTCGGAGGCGATGCGGGCCCGTGCCTCGTCCGTGGTGATGACGCCAGCAGTGATCAGCACGGCGTCGGTCTCGGCCTCGGTCTTGTTCGTATCGGCTATCTCGGCCTCGGTCAGCTGATACAGCGGCTCGAACACGAAGTCGATGTCCGGGTCGATGTCGCCGAACTCGTCCAGCTGGATCAGATCGATGACGCGCTTCAGGGGCTCGCGGAAGTCGCGCTCCTGATCGGAGTGCACGTCGTCATAGAAGACGCGGATCTCGCCATCGCTTGAGGCGTTGAGCCCCGCCGGAGTGATGCCGGTCAGCTTGACCAGCGGAATGCTGCTGACGGACGACATCTGCTCCTGGGACTGTGCCTGAAGCGCATCCAGCCCGGACAGCGGGGTGTTGAACTGGAAGAATTCCTCGGATTCCTTGTCCAGCACCATCGCGCCGCGGTTGTCGCGGGTGCGGTTGAACAGTTCCACGCGCTTGAAGAAGTCGTCTGCGCCGCCGGCATCGCCGGTAAGCGTCGCCTGCATGTTCGTCAAGAACCCGCTGACCGAGAACGAATGCACGATGTCGGACACGCTGTCGCGGGTGCGGTACCAGTGGTCGACGTAGGGCTTGGCCAGCTGCGACATCGACAGGCCGCCGAAGCTGTAGGCTGCCTTCAGCATGTCCGGCACGGGGCGCGAGATGATCATGATCATCCGGCTGGTGTGCACGGTCTTGCCCATCACAAACCAGGTCGTGGGTTTGTAGAAGTCCTTGGCCAGCGGGTTGGTCGAGTTGTAGAGGCCGGGATACGTCCACATAGGCTCGACCTTGCGGAACGCGACCAGCGATCCCTTCGCCACCTTTTTGTCGGACACGAACAGTGGCGTCTGCAGCTCCGCCGCGTCATCGGTGGCCAGAATGCCCGCCGGCGTCTTGACCTCGATGTAGATCTGCCCGCGACCGAAGTAGCCGTCATCCTCAGCCACTTTCTGGAACAGCTCACGGATGCCGAATCGTCGCAGCGCCACCTCGATCTTGTTGATCCGGTCGGACTTGTCGCCCTCACCGCTGGAGGTCAGCTTGATCCACTTGCGCGTCATCTCCTCGGCCAGCGTCGAGGACATCTTGCGGTATTCGGGCAACTGCGCCAGATCGGAAAGGTACGGATAGCCCGGGAAGCCGGAGTAGCCGCCGAACCCACCGCACTGGTTGAGGTAGTCGTAAGGCGTCGCGTCCTGCGCCAGCACGGCTTGCAGCTGTTCAGCCGGGACCACGCCCGGCGCCGGCTCGTAGCGCTTCAGCTCAAACTTCTCCGGCTCGGGCTTCTGGTTCGCCAGTGCCAGCGCCGCCGGGCTGATCTTCATGCGCGCGCGCTTCTTCGGCGCAGCCGGGCTCACCGAAGCGGTGGACTTCGGTTTGAACCAGTCGCGGAAGGTCATCATGCGCGTCTCAGGAGTTCGTCGGAGATCTGCATCGGGCCCGCTTTCGCGGTCAATTCGTTGAAGGCGCGACTGCCGGCGTCGACCTGGTCGTCGTGCGTTCCGTTCGGGAAGACCCGCATCTCAGCCACCAGCGCGTCGTTCCAAGGCGCCTTGAGCATGCTCACGTTGCCCACGTTGATCTGCGCGGCCATCGGCTCCGCGCGGGTCACCTTGTCACCTGTTTCCGTGCTGGAGCTGACCCGGTAGCCGGCCAGCTTCTTGCTCAGGTACAGCACCTGGGACTTGCCGGCCTGGCCCGGATCCTGCGGGATCGAGATGCGCACCGACTTGCCGTCCCGTGCCGCGGTATTGACGATCGTCGCCTCGACCTCGTCGGGACTGCCGCGCATGCGAACCACGTCGCCGATGTAGAACCGGCCGGCGCGATCCTTGCCCCACTTCGCTCCCACCGTCCAATCCGGGTCGGTGCCGTGCTTCGGTGCCGTCGACGCCAGATCCCATGCCCGCACCCAGTGGATGCCAGACGCCGGCAGCGCCTCGATCGTCTCCAGCTGATCCGGCTTGATGACGTTGCCTTCCGGCGTGGATGGCGACTGCTGGTACTGCCCGGCAAAGGTGTAGGGCGACGCCGTCTGCATCCGGCGCAGCTCTTCGATGCCGTGCTTCTCCGGCCAGAGCGCGTTGCCCTGCTCGGTGATCGCTGGCAGACAGACGTGCTCCCATGTCTCCCCGTTGCCGCCGGCCAGCAGCCAGCCCGCCAGGTCGCTCTCGTGCAGGCGCTGCATGATCACGATGATCGGCGTGTTCTGCGGGTCGTTCTTGCGGCTCTCCAGTGTGTTCTGGAACCACTCGATCACGCCTTGGCGGATGACATCGCTGCGGGCCTCGTCGGCCTTGTGCGGGTCATCGATCAGGATGGCGCCACCGAACCCGGGCCGGTGCTTGCCGGCGCCGTAGCCGGTGATCGTGCCGCCGGCACCGACCGCGTAGACGATGCCGCCTTCCGTGGTGCGCCACTCGTCCTTCGCCGCGCTGTCGCCGCGGAGCATCGTGCCCGGGAACACCTCCCGGTATTCGTTGCTGCCGACCAGTTCGCGTGCCTGCCAGGCGTTGTTGCCGGCCAGCCTCCCCGAGTAGCTGGTGTGGATGAACTCGGCATCCGGCACCTTGCCGAGGCACCAGGCCATGAAGTTGACCACCGCCAGCTCCGTCTTGGAGTAGCGCGGCGGAATGTTGATGATCAGGCGCTTGCACTCACCGTTGAACACCCGCATCAGGGCGTCGCAGAGCACCTTGTGGTGCTGGCCGCGAATCCACTGATAGCCGCGGCGCTGCAGGAACATCCAGCGGCTGAAGAAGTACAGATCCTCCCGCGCCAGCGCCGCCGCGGCGTAGCGCTCTTTCGCGCTGAACTCCACTGGCTAGACCTTGGCGGCCATTTCCGCAGCGATGGTGCGCAGTTCCTCGGCGGACAGCGGCGAGGTGATTGACTGGATCGGGCCGCCGTTCTTTCCGGTCAGCTCGTGCTGCTGCTTCTGCTTCCAGTTCTCGGGATCGCGGTTGCAGAGGTAGAACACGATGGCACCCGTGTCCGGCGGGTAATGCTTGACCGTCTTGACCCGGGTTACCTTGCCGTTGCTGCAGAACACCTCTTCGGCCTCGTGCGAGTAGCCGATGGCGCGCAAGTACAGCGAGCGCTTCACGCGCTCGTTTGCCGGCGCCTTGCCGACCTTGAGCGCCTTGCTGAACTCAGGGAATTGCAGCTTCCATCGGTTGATCGTACGTTCGTCCTTGCCGAAGAACATTGCGACCTCGGCGTCTGTGGCGCCCAGCACGGATGCCAATCGCTTCGCCTGGCCCACAAACTCGGGTTTGAATGAAGTCGGTCGAGCCATGATCAGATATCACTCTTCGGCGGCAACCGCTCGCTCGGGCCGGGCACGGTGGGCTTGACGCTGGCCTGCCACTTGCGGTCAGCGTTGATCTCGGCCAGCAGCCACACGACCAGGCCGACCAGCACCAGGGCGGCGATCAGGATCACGACGAAGGTGAACATGTCAGTGCCCCTTCGGCTGGGCGGCACGGATCGCCGCCTTGTCTTCGTTGCAGCGCTCCAGCGAGAGCTTGCGGGCATTGGCAACAGCAACCGCCTCGTGCACGGTACGATTCGCCGGTACCGCGATCGGGCAGTCGTCGAGCAGGGTTGGATCGAGCGGCACGAACTTGTCGACCTCGACGTAGACGGTCTTCGGGAGCTGCGGCTGCACCGGAACGCTCTGGCAGCCGGCGAGCACCAGCAGCGCGGGGATCAGTAAGGGAAGACGGCGGGACATAGCAGCTCCTGCAGGGTTTCGCACCCCTTCGCGTGCTGTGCCGCCTTGAACTTGGCCTGCCATGCGGCGTTCGCGGCGATCAGCGCCTGCTTGGCCTCGTCCGCGTGCTTCTTGGCGGCATCGGCGCTGGCGCGGGCCGCTGCCGCGGCGTCACGGTTGGCAATTGTGGCGGCGCTGGCGGCACGCAGCGCGGCGGCGGCGTTGGCAAGCGAGGTGCCCGCGGCGTCAAGCGCCTGGTTTTTCTGCGCGATCACGGCGGCGTCGACGACTTGCTGCGATACCGCGCCGCGGTGATGCGCCCACGCGTAGGCGCCGAGCAGCAGCAGAATCACCGCCCCGAGCGCGATCAGCTTGGATTCGATGGTGGCGGGCATCAGCGCAGCGAGTCCTTGTCGCTCATGATCCAGCGCAGCAGCAACCAACCAACAAGGCCGACGCCGGCGATGCCGCATACCACCCAGTCGAACGTATTCATCACGCATGCTCCGCGTTGTCGTCGTCCTGCGGCTCGCGCAACTTGGGCTGCGAGATCCCACGGGACAGGATGCTGGCGAAGGTGCACAGCACGGCAGCCAGCACCAGCACACCGATGGCCTGTTCCGGAACCCACCGCACCAGGGCGGCGTCCATGGCCTTGAAGCCCTCGTAGGCCGCAACTGTGCCGGAGCATGCGGCGGAGACGACACCCCACCGCACCGACCAGAACTTCCACAGCTTGAGCAGTTGGCCGTCGATGTCGTCGATCAGCTTCATTTTCTCGTCGCCCATGCCAGTTGGATCAGTGCCCACAGGGCCGTGCTGGCGGTGGCCAGGCCGCCCATCCACTTCACGAACCGTACGACGCCATGCGCGGTACGCCACGCCTCGACCAGATCCTGCACGCTGGCCGACAACGCCCGGACTTCGCGGCGAAGCTGGTGCACTTCGCGGTTCAAGCTCTCGGTCGATATATCGGGCTGGTCGCTCATACGTTGGCGCCTGTGACGGCCGCGAGTGCCGCGGCATAGTTGCCCACCCACGCACCGGGGCGCGGCTTCCCCGGACGCCAGTTGCGCAGGTAGCACGCCCACGCGCCGTCGGCGTCGCCCAGCTGCGGCAGCGGTGCCGCATCGGTCCACAGCAGCAGGCGAGCGAAGGCGCAGGCCAACTGGTCGTCGCTCAGGAACGCGGCATACACATCGCTGGACACCGGCGCCACCGCCTGCAGGGCGCAGACGGCGCGGGCGTACTGGCGCGAGGAAGGATGCTCGAGCACGCCACGGATGCCACCGCCCTGCTCGAACTGCCACAGGCTGCGCGCGGGGCCGCCATCCTGCCGCCGGGTCCTGAGCCCAGACTCCTGCAGCGCGATCGCCAACAGCTGCACGCGCGCCGGTTTGCTGTCGAACTTGCCCGGCAGCAGATGCTGGAACGTTGGCACGATGACCTGCGCCAAGACCTGCGCGGGCGTGGCGGAAAGCTGGAGCATCGTGGTTCCTGCGGTTGAAATGCTGCGATCGGACGTCAGCGCGAGGCTCTTACCCGACATATCCACCTAGGAGCGCGCAGCAAGGGGTGAATGGTTGGTTATTTGCCTTCGGGCCGCTTATCCAGGCCCTTCTCGGCCAGGATGGCCATGACGTCATCCATGTGCAGGCAATCGCACATGCAGGCGACGGTTGTTGTGCCGCCGATGGTCGGCGCGATGTAGCCGTTGCAGTAGTCGTTGCCCGGAGTGGCTTCGTAGAGGATGCCGACGGACACGATGGCTCCGCCGGTGCCGAGCTGGACGATCTTGTCGCCGTTCTTGGCCTCACGGCCGTTGCGGTAGTGCATGGTCTTCTCCGGAAACGAAAAAGCCCCGCCGGTGAGGGCGAGGCTTTCGGGTAGAGGTAGCTTTGAGCTATGGCGAATTGTGCACACTTTCGTTGCGCAATCAATACCCCTCGATAAATTCGAGCATGCTCACCGCCTGTTCGTCGGTCAGCGGCTCGCTGAAAGGGATGCGCAACCAGCCGGCAACGTGGATCTTCGCCAGGCGCAGGTGCTGGCTGTAGCGAGGGCTCTCCATCCGCAGCCCGATGTGCGCCAGCTTCTGCAGTTTCGCCTCACGCGGCTGGCCTGGCAGCAGGTACTCGCAGCGCAACACATTGGCCGGACCGTACCCGCCTTCCTGCAGCTGAAGCGCCTCCACGGCTGCCTCGACTTCATCGGCCGCCGGCGTTTCCTCGGCAGCACCCAAGCCCGATGGTGGTCGACCGTGCCACCGAATGATCGACGACATGGCCGACCCACCGCCGCTCGCGCTGACGTACCTGCCACCGCCGTAGGCCAGCGACCAGTCGTGCAGGCGAACCTCAAGGTCATTCGTTTTTGCCATCGATGCATCCCCTGAGTGTGCTGTGATCGGGCTCGAACTGCAGGCCCGGCGTACTGGTGCAGCGCGGGAAAGCCCTGCCGACGGTGGGACAGATCGCCTTGCCCAGCACCACCTCGCGATGCATGCAGTGCGCGCAGGGATCGCGGTAGACCTCCGCCAGGTGCCTGCGCGCAATGGCGAACTCGGCGGAGCGTTCGGGGCGCGTGTGGTGGTCGTTCACCGGAACAGCGCCCTTACCGCCGGATCGCTCCAACACGTCGCCCGCTCCTCTTTGCGCAGCCAGCGCGGCGCCTTCTTCTGGCAGTGCTTGCACACCGGCCAGTTGCCGACGTTCATCGCCTTCGCTCGTGATGAGGCGCTGCCGGTGACGCCGCAGAGTGAGCGGTACACGCGCAGATCGTCATCGGTCACGATGCCCTGTCGACGCAGGCCGTTTGTGATTTCGCGCCAGTAGTGCCCGCGGTGGCCAACGAAAGCAATCAGCGCCCAACCATCCGAGAAATCCTCGATGGGCCCGCCGCTGAAAGAACCGGGTGGTTTGAGTTCACTCATGCGGCGAGCTCTCCAACTTCGCCTGCGGCTCCGAGGCGTGATCCGCGCACCGATGGTGTTCGTTCGCGAAGAAGTAGCCGTGTCGGGCATCGGCGTAGCAGCGACCCATCGCCGCGGCCGGATTGTTCGCGTCGGGCTTGAAGTAGCGGCAGGTGGCGCAGGTGATGGTGTCGTTCATACCCGCACCCAGTGATGCGCGATGAACTCGCCCTTCTCGCGCCGCACGATCTTCCGCACCAGCCCGCGGCGCTGCATCGCACGTAGTGCCGACTCGCAGCCGGTGAACGTCGTGCCGATGCGATCGGCCAGCGTGTAGGCGTCGATCGGCTCGCCCAGGTGCGGCAGGAGCTTCGGGGCGATGGTTTCGCGGGGTGGGCGGGTGCGCATCAGTACTCCCCTGCGTACGCCGTGGCGATCAGCCCGCGAAGCGTGACGATCGAGGTGTACGGTTTGACCTTGAAGCCGAGGCTGATGCACTCACGCAGCAGTGCGCGGCGATAGGTTCGACGCTGTTTGGAGTTCATCAGAACAACCCCGGCGCGATCGCTTCGCGCACGATGGGCGAGATCGTCACGACAACACGGGCGCCGTGCTCGTCGGGCTCGTGCTTGCGCTTGTGGATGTCCCACAGCTGCTTGTCGTCGAGCCAGGCGATAGCGTTCAGCGCATCGCAAAGCACCTTCTCAGAGTTGCCGAGGTCGATGCACTGTACGGTGTCCGCCCAGCCGTCCGGATCCTTGCGCGCCCGCTTCGCCCAATCGAGCGGGCGATGTGGGTAGAGGTCGAGGGTGATTAGCGTTCGGCCGACTATCGGCTTGCGCACGCCAGCCTGCAGCGCGAGCAGGGCCACCTGCTGCCGGTACGCGTCCGCCTCCGGCGTCACGTAGGTCATCGACGCCCACTTGCCGGTTTTCTTGAGCTTGATGACGCGCGTCGCCCAGTAGCGGTTTTCGCTGATCGGGTACGGAAGCACCAGCGTTACCGGGCTGGCGATGGTTCGCGCGGGCGCGATGGTGGCGGGATTCGCGTTCAAGCCGCCTTCCTCCCCAATTCCTTCGCCCTGACCCGCAGATCGTTCCCGATCGACCAGCTGGACAGCTGCCGCGTATACAGTCCCACAATCCAGTGCGGGTACTGCGCGGTGATCGCTTGCGCTCGCAGCCCATCCGCCTCTACCGCGAAGATCTGGCCGTCGTCCGCGACAGCAACCAGCAGTGTCGGCTCGTCCTGCAGCAGCGCGGCGATTCTGCGCGAGGCATTGCCGCTGCCCTGGCCCTTGCCGGAGACGTTGCCGACGGGCAGGTTCTCGTCGCGCTTGCGGCGGTTCAGTGGGTTGGAGCGGTGTTGGGGTGTACTCATAGGGTGCCTCTTTGGGGCTGACGAAACTCACTCGTTGTAGCCATTCCATCCTCCGGCGCTGCGGGCGCGCTGGCCGTAGCCGCGCATGTTTGTCGGGGCGCGACTCGCCTCTCGCACCGGTGCGTCGGTTTCGGTGAATCGCTGGTGGCGCATGTTGGCGTGCAGGTGGATGTCGCCTGTCTCGCCGTCGCGCTGCTTTTCCACGATAAGCACGACGTGTTCTTTGTCCTCAGTGTCTGGCCGGTGCAGGAAGATCACCACGTCCGCGTCCTGCTCGATGGCGCCTGAATCGCGCAGCGCCTTGAGTCCTGGGCGGTGCCCTTCCCCGTCACGGTTGAGCTGGCTCAGTAGGATCACCGGGACGTTCAGTTCCTTGGCCAGTGACTTCAGTGCGCGGGTGATGATCTGCAGCGCGTCGGCGGTCGACAGGTTTTTCCCGGATGGCGGGGTCATCTGCGTGAGGTAGTCGATGGCGATCAGGTCGACGTGCTGGGTGGCGTGCAGCTGGCGCGCTCGAGCGCAGAGGGCTTCGACGGTGAGCGCGGGGGTCTCGTCGATGTGCAGCGGCAGCTCGGCGATCTCCGCGGCCGCGTTGAACAGCGCGCCGAAGTCGGCGTTGTCGAACAGCTCCGGGCGCTTCATGCCGGCGGCGTTGACCTGGGCGACGTGGGCCTGCACGCGGTCGGCGATCTTGACGCCGGTCATTTCCAGACTGAAGAACAGTGCGTGCTTACCGTGCCGGCAGGCGTTGGTTAGCGCCTGGATGGTGAACGCGGTCTTGCCGACCGAGGGGCGTGCGGCGATCACGATCAGGTCGCCGTCTTGCCAGCCGCAGGTGAGATCATCGAGCCCCTGCAGGCTCGTCGGGATGCCGGTCATCTCGCCCTTGGCGTCAACGCGGCGCTGCAGTTCCATCACCGAGGCGCGGATGAACTCGCGAATATGCTTCACCTGGCCGATGTGCCGCGGCAGGCAGGCGCCCATGATCTGCTGGGCCTGGCCGAGCACGTCCGGACCTTCGAGGCGCGCGATCTCCTGGCCGGCGAGCTTCACGCGGCGAGCCACGGCCGCGTTGGTCACGATTTCGGCGTAGGCGCGGACGTTCGCCGTGCGCCAGCCTTCGGCATTGGCCAGTTCGATCGCCAACTGACCGAGCTGCGGCGCGGCGTCGCCGATGGTCACCGCATCGAACGGGGATTCCTCGCGGGCCAGCTGGGTGATCAACGCGTAGATCTTGCGGTGGCCCGGGCCGGCGAAGTCGTCCGGTGTGAGCAGATCAGCCACGCGCCAGTAGGCGTCGGCGCTGCACAGGCAGGCTCCCAGCACGGCGCCCTCGGCATGGACGATGGCGTTCATGCGTCACCTCGCATGGCGCCGATGGCGCGATCCATCACCCCGGCAAAGCGGTCTTCGGCGAGCAGCACGTCGAGGTTCTGGCGCCAGCGCAGGTTCTTCGGGTTCGGCACCTCACCGCGCATCCACGGGTCGGTGGCGCACTCGCCGAAGTAGGCTGCCCAGAACCCACCGGCGTCGTACGGCCACTGCTGCGACTTGCAGACCGACTTCGCCAGCTTCACCGCGGCGAGCAGGCGCTTGCGGCGCTTCGGGTTCAGGACTTCGACACGCTCGCACTTCGGCAGCAGCTGGTGGTAGGCGTCGAGGATCGGCTGCAGCGGATCACGTTGGCTGGTTGCGTCTTCGTCGCCGGTCAGTTCGAGCGGGAGCCTTTCGCTGGAAGGTTTAGGGGTAGGGGTAAGCTCTTTCCTCTCCCTTCCCTTCCCTTCCTCTCCCTTCCCTTCCGGGGGTGAACGTTCGGCGAACACTTTTGCAGATTGATCGCTTTTTGCCTGATTCTTGTTCGATTGACGACGCTTGGCGGGGCCATCGGGCACGCTACCATCAGGGTGTGGATACTTGAACGAGGGCTGGTCAATCTTCTGGTGATGCCATCCTGTAACGATCCAGAAGGCTTCTCCGTCCACTTCGTACTCGCTCAGAAGACCGACATTTATGCATTCGTCGATCATTCGGCGAACATCCTCCGAACGTACGTCGTCCGCTGGATAGATTTCCGCCTTGAGGCGCTTCGTGCTGGCCGGGTGAATTCCAGCGTCGTCGCAGAAATTCCACAGACCGATGAACATGAGCCGAGCGTTCGGCGAAAGGTCCATGACCTGTTCGGAGGTCCAAAACTCCGGCTTGATACTGCGAATCCGGGCCATTACGCCGTGCGCCTCTCTTGACGTGCTGGTGTGAGAGTCAGCTCGGGCTGCAACTCTTCAGGCGCCGTGGCCAGCGCAGCGCGCGCCGCGGCCAACTCTTCCGGTGTGTGGATCTTGCTGGCCAGCGCGAGCCATTCCCGCGCCTGGGCGTTCCTGCGTTCGAACCAGGCTTCGGTATGCTGGCTCATGACTGCCCGTCCAGCGTTCGGTTGTGGTGGTGGTAGTCGCGCTCTGCCTGCTCGTAGACGCTAAGCGAGTCGCGGCGATCCGGCGACGTGCTTTCCCTGAAGCGCCGCTCGGCCTCAGCAAACTCCTCCGCATCAGTCAGCGGGACGCGCATGCCTTGAGCACGCATCTTTTCGCGTACCTGCTGGGCGATCTTCAGGTCGAACACGGGTTGGCGCAGGCGCTGTTCAAGCGTCAACCTGCTCTCGTGCTGGTCGTGATCGCGGTGGTCGATGATCGTGTTCACGCGACCGACCTCACCGACATGTTGCGAACCATCTCCTTCTGCAGCGTCTCCAGCGCCTTCACACCGGCGATGAACTTTCGCTGTAGCTCTGCTGCCTCGTCCTCGGGAGCAATCGGCACGGGCCGCGCATAGCCGGCGTCACGCATCTCGTAGGAGGCCAGGATGTGGCAACCGGCGGAGCGGGCTTTGCGGCGGATGTAGGCCAGTTGGTCGGGGTCGAGCCGGTCGCGCTTCGATGTGTTGAGGCAGTCGGCCAGCCACTTGCCGGCGTCGACCGCGGACTTCTCCGGCTTCAACTCCACGCCCACCACCTTCATGCCGCCGAGGGCGTTGACGGTGGCCCGGATCGCTTCGTTCAGATCGTCCACGAACATGGGAATCTGTGCCTCGTTTTGCATCGGTTGCCCCTGCATTACGTTTCGGTCCGCGGGCCGGGTACAGCGGCGGACAAGCTATTTCGGGTAAAAAAAAGTCCATGATCAGCAACCAAACCGAGACCCTTGCGCATGCCCGACAAACCGACGCCGGAACAACTGCTGGAATGGCTGCTGGAAGCCGAGGAAATGGACGGGCCGACGTTCGCCGAGTGGATGGCGGAGCAGTCCAACAAGCCGAAGGCAGACGGGCGCACGCCCTAGCCCGCCTGCTTCATGGGCTCTGCTCCCTGCTCGGCTGGCTTGGCTGGTGCGCCCCCAAAGAGCTTCAGGTGGGCCAGTCGAACCGCCGAGGGAATGCCTCGCGTCATCCAGTTCTGGACGCGCTGGACGCCACCATTGGTGGGATCAAGACCCAGCTTTCGGGCGACCTCTGCAGGGCCACCGAGATCGGCGATCACCTTTTTGTCGGGATGTGCATTCATGGGCGGATTACACACCATGTTTAGCACATCAGTCAACATCCCGTGTAACAACGGGTTGTTTACTCTCCCGACAATGACCCCCATGACGGGAAAGGCCATACATGCGTCGATTCGACGCCTCTACTCCGTGGCCAGCGAGGTCGGAGACGACGCGCCGGCCAAGGTGGCAAGGCGGCTCAATATTTCGGCGCAAACCCTGAACAATTGGGAGGCGCGAGGCATATCCCAGTCCGGGGCTCTGTCGGCGCAGGACGTCTACGGTTGTGACGCCGTCTGGGTGATGACCGGCAAAGGTGCTCGCGTGGCCGGCGTCAGGGACCAAAAAGGCACGTACGCCGTCCATTCGCAACCCCTGCGACTTGACCCCGTGATGATTGCCGAGACGCATCGGGCGCTGCGTGAGCTCGAGCAAGACGAAGGTCGCAAGTTCTCCCTTGAGGACGAAACTTGTGCGGCACGATTTGTGCTCGTCTACGAGATGCGCACGGCGATGTCCGCTAGACCGACACAGGACGAGTGGGTCCAGTTCGGGCGGAAACTCGCAGCAATCATGACGCCAACAGGGGGCGACGATGGACGAGGTGGCGGTGTGCCGGTTGAAGGCACTGGTACGAAAAAAGTGGCCCACGGAGTACGCCGCAAGGCCTAATTTGGAAGTCGTCAAGGAACCACCGCCCGTGAAGGATCCGCCAATGCAGCGCCCGGCGATCTTCGCCCTGGGGCCGATGGAAAAAAGAAGGCGCGCGGCGGGCGGGTGATGTGGGGCGCTGGCAACAAGGGGAGGCGTGCGAGGCGCACTGGTTTTGCGTGCCGGATGTCGCCCCGTTCACCAACTTTTGGTTCGGTGAGATCCTGCCCGCGCCGCACTTCGGCTTCGATGGGGACTGGCGGGATAGCCTGGTGGAACTGCAGGAGGATTGATGAGTACGGAAGCAACAACGTATGCGCCGATAACGGTCGAGCAGATCGCGGCCTTTCACAAAGCCAAGAGCGTCAAAACTACTTGCGACCGATGCGGCAACCCCACGTGGCGAATGCTAACGTCGACGCCACTCGCGCCTGCAACCGGACTACCTGTGGCCTTAACCGACGCAGCGGTCGACCCTACTTATTTCGTTCCCACTTACGTACTTTCGTGCTCAAACTGTGGAAACATCTGGATGATGGAACGGTCCGTGTTTGATGAATGGAACCAGCCCGCCCCGGCGATCACGGAGGAACCGTGATGGGAACCTTGCACCCTCTATACCCCGACCTTCCGGTAACTGAATACAAAGCTCCAGTTGACGGAGGCGGTAACGGACCCCATGATCCCCTTATGGAAGCTCGCGTCCTCAAACTCGAAGAAACGATGACCACTGTGCGTGAGCGGCTTGTTGCCATCGAAACCAAGCTTGATCATGTCGACAAGACCATGGCGACCAAGGTTGAGCTGAGCACAATGGAGTCCACCTTGATTAAGTGGTTCGTGGCGACGGCTCTGATCTTGGCTTCGCTTGCCTTCACCGCTGCGAAGTTCATCCACTAACTGCACCCTGCCCTAGCCCACCGAGCCCGCTCCGGCGGGCTTTTTTGTGGTCGGTCGCAAAATAAACTAAACAGGGTGTTGACACGGTAAGTAAACGTGGTGTGTAATCACTCCCAAGCCATCACCGGCCAGGGAGAGAACGATGAGCATCATCTGGGAATCCAGCCCCATCCAGATTCGCGGCGAGCTTGCCCTCGACGCCAAAGCGACCACCGAGGGCGTCACGCTCGGCAGGTTCATGAATGCCGTCCTCGCCGACGACACTGTGCTGACCCCCGAACAGGCGATGGCGTACGCCGATGCGATCACCGAGGCCGCGTCCCGCTGCCTCGCCGCGCGGGGTGGCTGAGCCATGTACGCCCGCCCCACCCCTCACATCGGCGCCACGCTCAGCCAGCGCGCCATCCTGCGCTACCGCATGCAGCAGCGCGAGCTGGACGCCGAACGCGAGCGCTTCGAGCGCACCGCGGCTGCCCTGCAGGTCGACGCCCTGCTGGACCGTATCCGCGAGAACGACGCATCCGGCTGCGCGGAGTGCGAGGACGAGACCCCGCCTCCGCCCGCACCGCTGTGGCTTGTGGCCGTGGGCTCGTCTCTCTGGACGCTGCTGCTGGTGATCGGGCTGGTGCTGGCGGCTGATCGGCTTGGGTGGCTGGCATGAGCGGGCCGGTGGATGTGCTGGCGGCGCGCCGCGCGAGGTTGGTGCAGCGAATGTTGCATGCGGACACACACGGCAGTAACGCGCTCGCTAACGGCAACGCTTGTCGTGAATCCGGGAAAGTCGAGCAAGCCGAACGCTACTACGAAAAAGGGCAGTACTGGCTCGACGAGTCGAACAGGTGCCGAGACAAAATTACTGAAATCGACGCCCTCGCCCACGCTGGGAGCGCGCCATGAACCGCGCCAGCTGGTACGCCCGCCGCCACGAAGTCCGCGAAGCCTATCCCTCGCGCGCCGACCGCGGCCTACCGAAGCACCCCGATGGCTCCGGCCTTGCCCCCTGCCCGCGCTGTGCTGGCTCCGGCGTGATCGACCGCGACCACTGGCAGCCCGAGCTGTGCACGTCCGCGACATGCTCGCTGTGCGACGGCTCCGGCTACATCGCCGACGGCTACCGCGACCCACTGCTGCGGCTGCGCTATGCCCGCCAGCGGCGTCGGCGTGACCCGGGCGCGTACACGTGGATCCGGCAGATCGCGATGACGCCGCGCTGGCAGCTGCGGCTGATCGAGGCGGCTGTCGGCTGCGAGCTGGCGGCACGGAATGCGGTGCTGGCGTGGAGGGATGTCGCGTGAGCAGCCCCGCCAACTTCATGGACTGTCCCGACTGGACGCCAGAGCAGCGTACCGCCGTCGCTCTGGTCGAGACGCTCCGCATCAAGCGCGACGAAGAAGAGCAGGCCCGTGCCGCTCGACTGTACGCGCGTCACTTTTCAACGCTGACCGCGGCGCCGGCCCTCCCTCCGGTAGATCACCCCCTGGATCGTGCTGCGGTCAGCACCCTTTCAACCGCCACGTGCAGCGGACAGGTGACCCCCTCGCCTGCTGATACCGCTGCGCGTGGCGCCTATTCCGAGGACCGCGCATGAACACGTCCCTGATGAACACCCGCACGAACGAAGCCATTCGCCCCCGCAGCAACGACGAGCGCCGCGCCGCATGGGCTGCCCGCTACTTCGCTCAGGGCGCTCACCGCGAGCCGAGCAAGCCACGCTTGCGCGTGAAGCCACGCGTGCGCGTCATCGCCTGACCACTTTCAACAAGAGCCGGCCGTCGCGCCGGCAAGGGATTCGCACCAATGAACGCACAGGTAGAAATGAAGGACGTCGGCAGCAACCTCACGCCGATCGCGGAATACACGAAGACCGCTGCCGCCCTGGCTGACTTGCGCCAACGCCATGCCGGCGTCGTGTACGACGTGACGGTCTCGAAGGAAATGAAGCTGGCGAAAGAAGCACGGGCCGAGCTGCGCGGCCTGCGCACGAGTCTGGAAAAGACGCGCGTCGAGATCAAGGCGCCGGCACTCGAGCGTTGCCGCCTGATCGACGCCGAGGCGAAGCGCATCACGGCCGAGCTGGTGGCGCTGGAAGAGCCGATCGACGTGCAGATCAAGACTGAGGAGGCGCGCGCGGAGACGGCTCGCCTCGAAAAGCTCGAAGCCGAACGCCTTCGCGTCGAAGCCATCCAACGGAAGATTCAGGCTATCCGCGACGTGCCCGGCAGCCTGGTCGGCAAACCGTCGGTGATCATTTCCGGACAGCTGGCCAACCTCCAGAAAACCGTGCTGGACGAGGCCGAGCTGGGCGCGGACTACCTCACCGCTACCGATGCCCTCACCGCGGCTATCTCGCGCGTGGAGCAGCTGCTTGCGGCGCAGCAGGAGGCCGACGCGGAGAAGAAGCGCCAGGCCGAACGCGACGCCGAAATGGAAGCCATGCGCAAGCAGCAGGCCGAGATGCAGGCACGCCTTGACCAGGCCGAAGCCGAGCGCGTCGAGCGTGAGCGCAAAGCTGCTGCCGAGGAAGCTGGGCGGATCGCCCGCGAGGCTGCCGAGAAGCGGCAGGCCGAGATTGAGGCGCAGCGCGTCATCGACGAAGCGGCGCGCGTTGAACGTGAAGCCCGGGAACAGGCGGAGCGCGAGGAACAGGATCGCATTCGCGCCGAGCAGGCCGAGGCTGATCGCATTCAGCGCGAACAGGATGAAGCCATTCTGCAGGCCGAACGCGAGCGCCAGCTCGCCGAACAGAATCGCCTCATTGACGAGCGAATCAAACTCGAGACGGAACGCCAAGCGGCAGCGATCGAGGCGGAGCGCGTGCGCCTGTCCAACATCGGCCTGCGCGAGGCGGCGGAAGCCGCGGTCGCGTGGTTCGTCGACGAAGGCCGCGACGACGAGCAGGTCTGCACCGATCTGAAATTCGCGCTGAGCAACGACACGGCAGCGCAGATCGGCAAGCCGGCGCGCGTGAAGCGGACGGCGCGGGCATGAGCGGCGCCATTCGCCCCCTGTCAGCTATCGAGATCGCAGCCACTGCGGCAATACGCTGGCGCAAGCAGTACAGCGACTGGATGCCGAGCGACAAGTTCGCCGACGGCTCAACGAAGGAAAGCGTCGACGAGGGCTTCAACTCGATGGCGCACACGCCAGCGAACGTCGCGGCAATCCTCAACGAAGGCTGGGCCTACCCGCAGTGTTCGTGCTGTGACGGCTACGTCGAGACTGTCGCCGAGTTCCGCAACGAGTGGATGGACGAGTCCGATTACCGGCTCTGCCTGACCTGTCTCAAGCGTGCGGCGCTGGTGCTGGGTTGCACGGACGTCAACGCATGAACGCCCAACTCGCCCCGCTGAGCCCGACCCGCGGTTACATCGGCGGCGGCAACATCGCCGGCATCCTCGGCCTGTCGCCGTTCAAGACCCCGCTGGACGAGTACCTGACGATCACCGGCGACGAGGTCGAAATCACCGAGGCGCAGCGTGAGTTCTTCGACGACCGCCGCGACCTGGAGCCGTGGGCAGCGAAGAAGTTCACGCGCGCCACCGGCCTGCAGATCGTGCGTGTGAATCAGCGATACGACGACCCCGAGTTCCCGTGGGCGAAGGCGGAAATCGACTTCGAGCCGATGGGCGACTGCAATGGCGAAACCAAGACCGTGCATCCCAACGCGGTTGGCGCATGGGGCAAGCCCGAGGACGACGAGGAACCGCCCGCGTACGTCGCTGCGCAGGCAATGTGGGGGCTTGGCGTCACCGACCGGTCGCTCTGCTACGTGCAGGCCCTGATCGGCTTCGACGATCACCGCATCTACGAGATTCACCGCGACGACGAACTGATAGCGGAGATCCGCAGGCAGGCGGAGCGCTTCTGGAAATACCACGTCCTGCCGCGCCGGCCGCCGCCGCCGGCGAACGTCGACGACCTTCTGCGCCTGTATCCGCGCGGCACCGGACGTGCCGTCGAGGCCGACACCGAGACGCAGCTGGCCATGTCCGAGCTGCACGCGCTGCGCCAGCGCATCAAGTTCTTGGAGGCGCAGAAGGCCGTCGAGGAATTCAAGATCAAGGGCTTCATGCGCGACGCCACCACCCTCACCACTGGCGGCATTGCCATCGCTACGTGGAAGCCGCGCAGCGATGGCGTGCGCGTCTTCAACCTCAAGAAATAACCCGATCCATCACTGGAGCAGCATCACATGGCACAGACCCTCAAGCAGGAAATGCAAAACCGCAGCAGCGGCAACGCCGGCACCGCAGTCGCCACGCAGCAGCCCGAACACAAGACCCTTGCCCACCTGTTGACCGATCCGAAGATCAAGCAGCAGATGGCGCTGGCGCTGCCGAAGCACATGACCGCCGACCGGCTGGCGCGCATTGCGCTCACCGAGATCCGCAAGAACCCGAAGCTGGCGCAGTGTGACCAGACCAGCTTTCTCGGCGCAATCATGCAGCTGGCCGCGCTGGGCCTGGAGCCGGGCGGCGCGCTGGGCCACGCCTACCTGATCCCATTCGACAAACGCGGCAAGCTCGCCAACGGCCAGTGGGGCGTAGTCGGCACCGAAGTGCAACTGATCCTCGGCTACCGCGGCATGCTCGATCTCGCCCGCCGGTCCGGCCAGATCCTGAGTCTGGAAGCGCGCGCCGTGTACGCGGCCGATCACTTCGAGGTCGAGCTCGGCCTGGACTCCAAGATCGTGCATCGCCCGAACTGGACCGCCGCCGATCGCGGCGAACTGACCTTCGTGTATGCCGTGGCCAAGCTGAAAGACGGCGGCGTGCAGTTCGACGTGATGAGCCGCGCCGACATCGAGCGCGTGCGCAATGAGAGCCAGGGCTTCAAGGCCGCGGTGAGCATCGCCGAGCGAAACAAGAAAGAACCCACGTCGACGTGGCACGACCACTTCGAGCCAATGGCACTCAAGACGGTGATCCGCCGCCTGTTCAAATACCTGCCTGTCTCGATCGAGATCCAGCGTGCGGTCGGCCTTGACGAGCAGGCGGATGCCGGCGTTCCGCAGCACAACGCCATGGTCATCGACGGCGACTACCGCGTCGAGACGCACGACGAACAGCCCACCGGCGACGAGCCGGCCGGCGACGCACCCCGGTTCACCGTGCAGGAAGTGCACGACGCCATCGCCAACGCGGCCAGCAGACAGGCGCTCGACGAGGCGCTCGACCTGGTGCGCACACTTCCGGAGAAAGAGCAGCAGCCGTTGCGCGACCTGGGCGTGGCCGTCGCCGGTAAGTTCAGCGAATAACCGAATACGCCAAGAGAGGGATCGCGAAGGGAGAGTCATGCCGGCGGATGCGTGCATAGGCGCAATCCGCACGAGCTTTAGCCGGTTGCCTGTGCTCCCTGATCCCCAACGACAAGGCTCGCCGACACGGCAAAGGCGGGAGGAAGCGAAACCCCGGTACTGCCGAGATACAGGGCACCGGGAACCCATTCCAACACGACTGGAGCACCACCACATGTTCAGCCTCACCGACCACCCGGTAAAGATCAACAATTACACGGCACGCAAGGAACTGAACGGCGAACTGCGCGTGCTCGCCGGCACCTTGACGTGCGAGGCGAATTGCCACAACAGCGTGCTCGACCAGTTCGACCCCGCGTTGAAGGCGCTGCTGTATCGCAAGCCTGACGCTGACGAAGCGCCGCCGCAGAGCGAGATCCCGCTCGAAGTCACCGATGGCCTTACCGCACGCCGCCTGCCGCACGTGAAGCCGCAGGTGTGGGACGAGGACTGGCCGGGGTACTCGGCGTCGTTCTCGTCGGGGATCAAGCTGAAGGACGAGATCACGCTCGCCAAGCTCAAGCTGTCGAAGCTGGTGTTCGAAGCGCTCGATGGCGGCAGCGTTCGGATCAGCTTCACCCTGACCATTCCCGCGCCGCTCGAATGGATGGTGTCCGGCAAGCTCGATCGCCTGATTCAGGAGACGGTAGAGATGAGCCTGACGCCGCCGGGTGATGACGAGCCGGCGCAGCAGGAGATGGTCGCATGAACATCCTCTGCTTCGATTGCGAGACCACCGGCCTGCCCGACTACAAGCAGCCCAGCGAGATGCCGCACCAGCCGCACATCGTCGAGCTGGCCGCCCTGCTGTACGACGATGAGACCGGCGAACTGGTCGACCAGCTGCACGCGATCGTTCGCCCCGATGGCTGGATCATCCCCGACGACGTCGCCGAGATCCACGGCATCACCACCGAGCGCGCGATGGACGAGGGTCGGCCGGAAGCCAAGGTGCTGGCCGAGTTCCTGGAACTGCATGCGCGTTGCGAACTGCGCGTGGCCCACAACGAAGACTTCGACCAGCGCATCGTGCGGATCGCGATCAAGCGGTTGGGCGATGGCGCGACGCAGGAGGAACGCGACGCCATTGCCGATGCGTTCAAGGCCGCGCCGAAGTACTGCACGATGAAAGCCGACGCGAAGGCCCGTGGGGTGAAGTGGCCGAAGCTCGCCGAGGCTCACCTACATCACGTCGGACGTGAGATGGAAAACGCGCACAGCGCGCTGGCCGATGCCCGGGCCTGCGCCGCGGTGTACTTCGCGATGAATCCGATTGCGGCGGTGGCGTGATGACCGACAAGCTGCGCGAACTGACCGAGCGGTGGAGGCGTCGCGCGTCATTGTCCGATGGCAAGGGCGACTTGGCGTTTGCCAACAACAAATGCGCCAACGAACTCCTTTCCATCCTCGACGCCGAGGGTGATGGCGGGGCGGTGGGGAATCCTGTCGCACTTCTGACCATTGAGCTTGACCGCTGGTACGTGGAAGGGATTCGAATGGAGGTGGAGGCGCTGACAGTTCCTCCCGGCACTTACAAGCTCTACCCCCACCCCCAGCCGGTGCGATCTGGCGGGGTGAATGATGAGGATGTGCGTGGCTCCGTAAAGCACATCAAGGAAGCTGCCGAGCACCTGTTCGCAGTTGTCGCGGATATCACATCGGGCGACTACTACGAATCGCACGGCGTGGATACGCGAATTTCCCCGTGGTTCGATCTGGCCGAGTACGCCGCCGACCTTGCTGGCGAACTGACCGCCCTCACCCACTTCGCCAAGTCGCAAGGATCGGCGAGTGATGATCAGGTTGAGTTCGATGAAGGTGATTTGTTCTGGCCGGATGACGATGGTGAAGATTGCGCTGAGTCGATGTTCAATCTTCTTGAGAGTTTGCATATCAATGGACAGATTGAACCTGGGCAAGTAGTGCGAGTCCGCAGAGCAAGGAATCTCCCTTCAGTTGAAGTGATCATCACAACGTTCGAGAACGGTGATTTCTGTGACTACAAACTCGCTGCCATCAAGTCGCAAGGAGAATCCAATGTTTAAGCGATGGAAGGCGTCACGAGAAGAACGGATTGCGCAGGAAGCCAAAATTCAAAACGATGACTACCTTCGACGTTTGCGCAATTCGGCTGACATGCTTTCTGGGCTATCTCACTCCGGGAATGGCGAAGAGTTGAATCACACATTATCCATAGGCGAGGTTCGGCATATTTTGCGAGTTTCACTCAACGCCGCCATCAAAGGAGAATCCAATGAATAAGCAGCTCATCATCGTGCCAGATTATGTTTCGGCAGATGACGCAAATCGCCTGTATGGCGAGCAGTTCGGCGTGGACTGGAAGTACGAGGCCATCACAGCGGATACGCTCCGGAAACTCAGCCCGCGAGCACATGCGTCGCAGGCGGAGCAGCTGAACAAAGCCATCGAATTC